GGTCAGACAGGTCCTGAGGTGAGCTCACCAGCGAGGCGATCGTCTCGGAGAAGTCCGCCACCTCGCGGCTGAACTCGTCGAGCTCCGAGGCCTCGATCGCCGCCGGCTGCGTGGCAGACTGCACCGCGCCGACGAAGGAGTCGAGCTTGTCGAGGGCGTCGCGGAAGTTCCCCGTGAAGGCGGCCGTGACCGAGAAGCGGTCGGCGACGTCGGCCCCCACGGCGGTCGAGACGGAATCTTGCGCGGCGAGGACGGAGCCGAGCACGTCCTCCTCGGCCTGCGGCAGCCCGTCCGAGTTGCTGACCTCGAACGTGATGTCGATGGGCGAGTCGCCCAGCTGCGTGGTGGACTCGCGGAGGGAGTAGGTCCTCGCCACGATCTGCTCGAGGCGGCCCAAGAACGGGTGGATCAGGATCCCCGGGCCCCCGGACTCGAGAGCCCGCAGGAGCCCGTCGCGCACGTCCTGATACGACTGGATCACGAGGCCCGCGGCATCTCGGCGGGGGGCCACCGTGCCGGTCAAGGCGAAGACGCGCTGGCGAAGCCCGAGGTCCTCGATCACCTGGAGGTCGGAGTCTACGAACTCCTTCTTCGCGTCCTTGCGACCTCCGTCAATGGCAGCCGTGGAGACGAAGAACAAGGCTCCTTTGTAAGACGCGGGGAGGAGATCCTGAGGCTCCATCACAATGCCTCGCGCATCGCCACGCCCACGTTCAGGCCCGCGACCCTTCCCGTGGTGACGCTGTTGACGGACCTCACGGCCCCCCGAGGCGCGTTCACGTTCACGTTCACGTCGGTCTGGCTCTTCTCGCTGACGAACACCTCGCCCAGGAACTTGAGGGCCTTGCCGACGTTCCCGGTGACGAAGCCCGTGATGGAGTCCTGCACCCTGAGGATCTGCGCCGAGATCTCCTTGAGGGTGCCCACCACGGCGTCCTTGATCGCGCCGAAGCTCTCGACGAGCAGGGTTCCAAAGGCGTAGCCCGCGGCGAACGCGGCCGCGAGGGCGATGAAGCCCCCGACGAGGGCCGTGACTCCCGTTCCAAGCAAGGCCGCGCCGGCGGCCATGAGCCCGAGGATCGAGAGGAATCCGGCCGCGGCGAAGGCGAGCGGAGCGATGAGGATGACCAGGACCCCGAACCAAGTAGCGAGCTTCGCGAGGACCGGGTGTGCGGCCGCCCAGCCCTTGATGTTCTTGGCGAACTCTGACGTCTCGCCGATCAGGTACGTCATCACGCCCTTGAGGTTCAGCTGCTGGATGATCACTTCTCCGAGGGCCGCGCTCGCGAGGTTGAAGTTGTCCTTCAGCGTGGACCACAGGCCGAGGGTCGTGCGGGACTGTTCGATCATGCCGCGGAAGAACTTGCCGCCCTCGGAGGTCGACTTCCGGAGCACCTGAGCGAAGTGCTCGAAGGTGATGCCGCCCCGCTCCATGATCTTGTTGAGCTGATTCCCAGATACTTTGAACTCCTGCGCGAAGACTGACGCTCCCAGGCCGGCGGCATTCAGCTGCCGCATCTCCTCGCCGGTCACCTTCCCCGCGTTCTTGATCTTGGAGAAGACGAAGGCGAGGTCGCCGAGGTCCCTGTTGGTAGAAGAGGCGACGTCGCCGAGCTGTCGGAGGGTGCTCTGCGACTCCTCGATCGAGACGCCGGCGAACAGCAGGGTCTTCATCGCGTCGCCCAGCCCCTCGAGCTCGAAGGGCGTCTCGGCCGCGAACTGCTTCAGGTTCTCGAAGACGGCGTGAGCCTTCTCGGCGCTCCCGGTCGCCGTCTTGAAGGCGATCTCCATCTGCTCGAACTTCGCTGCCTGGCTGACGGCCATGAGTCCGAGGCCGAAGACCGCGGCCGAGACGATGGTCGCCTTCTTGCCGAAGTCCTTGGCGGCCTTGCCCGCGCTCTTGAGCTGCTGGCTCGCGGCCTTGGCGGACTCCGCCACGCTCCGCATGGAGTCCCGCATGCCAGCGGCCGAGGACTTGATCCGCCGCGCGATGGACGAGAAGCGGTCCGCGAGGAGGAACGTGTACGTAACCCGGTTGGCCACGCCTAGATCCTATCCCTTCTGGCGAGCGGCCTGCCGGCGCAGCTTGGCGATCCGGATCACCTCGTCTTGGACCAGCTTGAGCTCGTCGAGGGGCATGTGGCGGAGCTCGGCGTACGAGAACCCCTCCACCATCGCCATGATCTCGACGATGGCCCGGATCATCTGCCCTTCATCTTCTCCAGTGCGGAGCTCAGCAGAAAAAAAACGAGGTACTCGCCGGTCATCCGCTCGAGGTCCTCGAGCGACATGCGGTCGATCAGGGCGGAGGTGAGCCGCTCCTCCCCTCCCACCAGGGCGACGCCCCCGGTGAAGAGGCGCCTCGACGTCTCTAGGACCGAGTGGAGGTCGGCTCCCCTCGACATGGCGATCATCATCATGACGTCTTCCCCGGTCGGGTCCTTCTTGTCGGCCGGAGCCTCTGCGTCTCCCCCGATGTCGTTCACCGCGCGGAAGAACGCCTGCTTCAGCTCGGCGCACTCCTTCCGGTGCTTCGACGTCGGCGCGTGGAGGACGATGAACTGAGACGAGGACTGGCTGCCTCCAGTCGAATACTCCAGCGGCTCCTTGAGGTCGAACTGCAGCTCCTTCATTCGCGGGTCTCCGTGGGGTGGTGAGCAGGGCAGAGGAGTCCAAGGAGGCCCTGCCCTCTGCCCTGGGGAGATCTAGATCGGGGCGTTGGCCTTGATCTCGATCTCGATGTTCGCCTCGGTCCCGATCGGGACCTCGTAGTCGTTGCAGAGAGCGGCGCCCGTGAAGGTCCGGGTCACCGTCCCCTCCGGAGTGGAGCCGGCGATCTGGAACACGTTCTGGTTCCCGTTCGTCTTCCACTGTCTGGCCAGCCTCACGTTTTCCGGCGTGGTCGGGAGTGAGAACTTGAGCGTCCCGAAGTTCGTCTCGAGGTTGCGGGCGTAGACTTGCTCCACCTTCCCGCCGCCGATCGACACGGCCCTGACGACCTGCTCGCCGAAGCCCTCGGTGAAGGAGACGGAGTTGGGGATGACCCCCACCACCTCGTTGTTCGCGATGACTGCGGCGTCCGTCAGCTGAATCGACATGGGTCGGGAGCCTCCTGGCTACTCGGTGCTGAACGCGATCTTGATGGTCGCGATGATGGTCCGGAGCTGGGTGACGATCGGAGCCAGCATGGTGATCTGGGCGGTCCCGGTCGAGAGGTCGAGGGTGATCGTCAGGTTGTCCTTGTAGAACGTGATCGCGGCCTCGCCGTCCTGCACCAGGACGAAGTCGGCGCCGGCCAGGTCCAGGTAGAGCTTCTCGCAGAAGGCCCGGATCACGTCCGCGTTGGCCATGTCTCGGCCCCGAGTGACCGAGCCCTGGGTGAGGCGCGACTGGGCGAACCGGCTCTTCAGGTTGTTGAAGAAGTACTCCCGGACGTTCGACGCGGTGTCCACGTACTCGAGGAACTTGAAGGTCGGGTCCGGGTTGGCGGCGGCGTCGGTCTTGTAGGTCGTCGCCACCTCGCCGACCAGGGCGGAGGTGCCCGAGAAGTTCATCCCGATCACCGAGCCGCCGGCCGTCAGGACCTGCTCGATCTCGGTGAGGGTCCAGCCGCGCCCGGGAGAGATGGCCGGCAGGTCCGCCATCGGGGTGTTGAAGTACGGGAGTGACGCCAGGGCCACGCCCCCGAACTGGTCGAGGCTGGCCGAGCTCACGAGGAACCGGCTGATCGAGGCGTCGGGGGTGAGGCGCAGCGCTCGGATCCCCGCGAAGAGCGTCGACTTGACGTAGCTCTCCGCGTTCTGCGCCGGGCCCAGGTACCGCGTCTCCGTCGTCTGCTTGTCCGCGAAGACGGCGAGGCTGGGCGTGTTCAGGGCGTTGAGGTACGTCAGGATGTTCGCGTGCGTGTCCTGGACCGTGACGAACCCCACTCCGTCGAGGATGGTGTTCGCCGGGTTGAACCGGGGATCGAGGAAGGACGTCAGGACCGCGGTCGCCCGGTAGGGCCACACGATCGCCTGGTACCGCCCCGTCGCCACCGCGAGGATCCCGGTCAGGGTCGGGTCCGTCGCGCCCGCGACGCCCTGGGTCACCGCGGCGACGGAGACGCCCGCGCTCGCCGTGATGTCCTTGACCTCCACGCCGAGGTCGTTCGCCACGGTGCCGTCGTTGTCGGCGGTCAGGGTGACCGCGCCGGCGATGTTCGAGGCCGTGAAGGGAGTCGACAGGTTCGCGTTGATCGCGGTGACGATGTTGCCCGCGATCACGGTGGCCGTGTCGCCGGAGGCGAAGGCGACCGTGAAGGTGAAGTCGACCTGGCTTCCCGCGACGACCGTGATCGTCCCGGCCGCGGTGGCGGGACCCACTACGGTGAAGAGGACCGTGCGAGGCACGCCGGCGCCGTTGTCGTCGATCGGGATCGCGTCGACCTGGACGATCTCGTTGACCTTCTTGAAGGCCCGGACCATCGCGGCCAGCATGGAGCTCTGCCCGAAGAGGGCGTTTTCCGGGGCTCCCGTGCTCGAGAGGTTCTGCACCAGGACGCCGGTCGGCGCGCTGCCCGCGGCGACCTTCTGTCCGACCAGGAGCACCCGCTGGGCGGTGTTCTGCACGGCGAGGGTCGCGTTCGCGATGGCGATCGTGACCGACGGCTGGAGGATCTGGGACCCGCTCATGAGCTGCTCCTTCTGGGCTGCGGCGGCCGCCGCTCGCCCGGCACCCCGATCATATCACGGGGACACTGGGTCAGAGAGGCACGTCGTCGAGGTCGATGTTCGCGACCAGGTTGGCGAGCCCGGTCCCGAGCTCCAGGTCGGGGAACTGAGTCAGGACGACCTCTCGGAAGGCCACGTCGAGGTCCGGACCCACCGTGTCGTCGAACGTGAGGTCCACGGTCTGCTGGAACGAGTACGAGTGGACGTAGACCGAAGTCGGGTCGTAGTCGAAGGTCCCGTGGCCCACGAACTGAACGGTCCCCTGCCGCCCCGCGGCCAGGCCCGAGTCGAACTTCGAGTGGAGGACCGCCCGGCAGATCTGGCGGAAGAGGTCCTCCGCCACGTCCCTCGCCTCGCGGCCCCCGATCTCGTCCGTGACCGGGATGAAGAGGTACAGGCTGAAGGGCTGCGTGACCTGCTGGCGGAAGTAGTTGCCCCTCTGGATGTTGTCCACGGCGTCGGACCGGATCTCTCGGCTCTTCGAAGCGACCACGTCCTCCAGGACGGCGAAGAGCCACAGGGCGTCTCGAGACTGCTGGGTGTACGCCGCCACGGCGCGGGCCGGACTGACCGTCGAGGAGACGCGCGCCCGAGTCCTGGCGGAGATAGTCCCGATCGGGTTCGGGAGAGAGGCGACCGCCTGGACGAAGCGGAAGGTCGAGGGGTTCGGGACCTCAGTCACGGCATAGGCGGAGTTGTACTGGCGCAGGGCGGACTCGCCGCCCTCGAGCCGGGGAGATCCCGTGGCGGTCACCGGGCCACTGTCGGCCATGGAGAAGGTGATGGTCCTGCGGTTCCTCACCTGGATGACAGAGAAGGTCCCGTTGAAGGAAGCCTCAACGGCCCCGCTGATCGTGACCGTCGGCGCGACCGGTGAAGTCAGGTCGTGGTCCGTGGAGGTGACCAAGGTCCCGGTCGTCCCAGACCTCGTCAGGCTCGTGATCGGGATCGGGACGACGGCTCCCGAGATGCTGACGGCGGCCCCCACTTCCAGGCCGTGAGGAGCAGAGCAGGCCGCGGTCACCACGGTCCCGGACCTGGTCAGGGACGCCACGGGGACGTTCGTCGTGAGCTTGTCGGTCACCTGAGGGAGCAGGAGGGCGAGCTGAGTCACGAGGTCGCTGGCGCGCATTATTCCCGGCCCCCGAACTCTCGGGCCGCGGCTCCGGCAAGCGCCTGCTCGGTGGAGCGCTGGGTGGCGTTGATCGCGTTCTTGAGGCTCGGGCGGGCGTCCATCCGGCTGGTCCCGAACTCCACGAAGGAGGCGTAGTCGGGCGCGGCGTTGGACTGCGTGGTCGAGACCCCGTAGCCGAAGTCCATGGAGTCGGTTCCGTGGACCTTCCAGCTGATGGACCGGCGGAGCCGCCCGGAGAGGTTCGCGTGAGTCTCGCCGGGGGCCGACGCCCTGTGGCGCCGAGATCGGCCTCGCGACCCCTTCACGGAGTAGAGGCGCCCGGTCTTTCGGCCCTTCAGGATCTCGTGGTTCGCCTCTGCCTGCAAGTCCTTGCCGACCGTGAACCAGCTCTGGCGGATCGCGCGGCGCGTGGCCTCCTGGATTCCGTAGAGGCGCACGAAGACGTGGCCTTCTTCGGGGCCGGCCTTGAACGAGAAGTCACTCATGACTTCGACGACTCCGTCTTCCCGCGATCAGAGCACAGGAGGACCATGTACTCGTGGCGCTCGTCCAAGTCCTCGACCGAGAGGACGTCGAGCCTCCGCCCGTCCGGGAGCTGGAGCCACGACTCGTCCGTCACGGACGAGTCGAACCTGACGGTGATCTCGTGCGTCGTGAGCGGCTCGTTGCCGGCCTGAGTCACGCCGGGATTCGTCTTGATGCTCGCCCACTTGGGGACTCCCTCGAAGTCCTCGCCGAAGTCGGGGTCTCCGAAGATCGGCTCCGTGATAGTCCTCTGGTGGAGGACGACGCGATCTCGCAAGGATCCGACGCAGGCGGACCTTCGCTCGCAGGACTTAGTCGCCACAGTCGGCGACCTGCTGGACGGTCGCGCACAGGACGTCGAGCCTCTGGTACGCGGCGGCCGGGCCAACCAGGGTGATCTCCACCGCGACGTGGAGGTCCTTCACCAGGCCGGGGTGGTTGTGCGCGAGGGTCCCCACGAAGCCCCAAGTGTCAGACCCGAGAGCCGCGACGCCGTATTGAGCCATGGAGACCGACGGGCCCAGGCGGACCCGAACGCGCCGACCCGCGGCGGCTGCGCTGGCCAGGGCCGTGGTGACCGTGATCGTCCCGAGCGCGGGATCCACGGCCGTCACGGCGCCGGCGTCGTGGACCGTCCCGGCGTCCAGGTCCACCTCCACCACGTCGCCGACTACGAAGGAGCCGGCACCCGTGACTGACAGGACCGTCTGGCCCCCTGCCTCGGCCCCGAAGAGGACCTCGTCCTTCGCCACGTCGTACACCTTGAACGAGCAGGTCGCGCCGGCCACCGTGGTGATGAGGGTGGACGGAACCGTCGACTCGTCCTCGGGGTCCACGAGGCGGATCAAGGAGGTAGTCTTCCACTGAAGGGTGATGTCGTCGGCCACGGCTGGATTCTATCACCTCTCGGGCTTGCAGGCGCCCGGGCGGCCGCGAGCTCTCGAACCGGCACCTCGACCAGCCCGGGCTCGCGCCAAGGACTCGGCTCGAGCGTGGACGCGGGCGAGCGCGGACGGACCGAATGCACGGACTTGAGGCTCGACCTCGAGGCCGGCGGCGGCGCGCGGGTTGACGTCAAGCCCGGCCGTCAAGCAGGCGGGAGGGCCGGGAACGAAGGGTGGAACCGGGACTTCGAAGCGCCTGCGGCGCGGGCGCATTTCGAGGAACGTGAACGGGGCGGCGCTCCACTGAGCGACTCGGTCGGGTCCCCAGTAGCGGTTCGAGGTGAGCAAGAGTTCTAGGTGGCCGTTCGCGGATCCGTTTTCGTTGACCCCGTTCGTCCCAAGCCGGATGCCTTGGTCGCCGTGGCCGATCGGGGCATTCGCCACTGAGCCCAAGAGGCGCCCGTTCTGGTAGATGCTTCTGACTGGCGTGCCGCCAGCCGAGGCATACCGCCCGGTGAAGACGAAGGTCGATCGGATCCCGACCGTGGACGTGGAGACGACGTGGTTCGTGATGAACGTCTGCCAGTTGATCGAGGTCGGGGTGATGTTGACGGCCTCGAGGATGCCCAGGAAGCTGTTCAGCATCATGAACAATCGACGGCTCGTCCCATTCGTCTGGGTGTTCGTGTAGACCATCGCGAGCGTGAAGCCGTCTCCAGTATTCCGCTGGATCATCGGCTGGCCGCCGTTCACGTTCAAGTAATCTAGGGCTCCGTAAGTCGAAGCCGCTCCGTTTCCGTTGTTGAAGCGGATCCCCACGTTTCCGGCGAGGCTCGGCACTGCGGTCGTGTAAAAGTTTGGGACGTTCCTGGTCACCGGTACTCCGATGCCGAGCGCGCGTCCTCCAGACCCCACCCGTTCCGGGCCCACGTCCCAGCACTGGAACTTGTTCCCGTCGGAGAAGAAGGGGATTCCGCTCTCCATCACCGGATCGTTGAACGGCAGGCAGAAGACGAGCTGCTGCCATAGCCAAGACCACTCCGGCTTCCGACGATAAACGCCTCTCGGGAAGTCAGGGTCCTGACCACGGGCGTAGAACTGGCCGTCAAAGCCGAAGTCCCCGCCAAAGGCCCCGATCCCCTCACCTTCGAGCGCGGGGAAGGAACCAGCTCCTACTCCGGCAACGCCATGCGCTCCGGCCGCTTCGCCAACGAGCGCGGGGAAAGTTCCAGCCCCTGCTCCAGTAACGCCGTGAGCTCCTGCCGCCGCGCCAACCAAGGCCGGGAAGTCGCCCGCGGCCACGCCCGAGACTCCGTGAACTCCGGCTGCCGAGCCCTCGAGCGCGGGAAAGGTACCTGCCCCGGTCCCGGTAACGGGCGGGACCCCACCGGCAAGGTTGAGCAACAGCGGGAGCAGCACGAGGCTACCCCTCCGCCGGGAAGAACCCGCCGCCCGCGAACGAGTACGGGTCTTCCGGAGCCGCGCTGGGCGTGAAGTTCGCGCTGATGACACGCGACCCAGCGCCCGAGCCGTTGCCGATCCGGAGGTTGACGTCGGAGGTCGCCATCCCGCCGGCCCCGGTGCGCTCCCACGCGATCTGGACGAAGAGGTACTCCGCCGTCACGGAGAAGGAGCCTGGGTTGAAGGTCGCCGTGGACACCTGGGTCGCGCTGGTCGTGAGGTTCGTGACGAGCCCGCCCTGCTGCTGGGCCCCGGTGATCTCCGTCGCGCCGGAGCCGCTGGGGTCGGACCCGCGCAGGAGCCGGCAGCGCATCCGGCCGTCCTGCGCCCCGCCCTGGGTCTGAGCCCGCGCGGCGAAGTGGACGTTCCAGTTCCCGGCGTCGAACGTGCCGCTGTAGGCATTGGTCGAGCGGAAGCAGTCGCCTGTGACGGTATCGGGGGTCCCATCCGGGGGCGTGGTGGACGCGAACGCCGTAGCCGCCAGCTCGGTCTGGCTGTCCATCGCGGCATGGTTGCCCACGCCCGTCCCTACGACCCATCCCGTGACCGGGCTCCCGTAAGCCTCCGCCCCCGGGTCGGACTCGGACATTTCGGCGTGGACGTCCGCCAGGGCGTTCGTGACGAACCAGGTGATGGCCGCCACGGGGCTACTCCTTCACGCCGTAGAACCGCTCGATCGGGGCGGTGAAGCCCTGCCGCTCGTACTCCGCGCGGGCCTCAGGGGCCAGGTTCATCCACCAGACCTGGTCCCACAGCTGCGCCACGAGCTGCTCGAGGAGCTGCACGCGGCGGTCGACCGGGAGGTCGAGGCGCTCCTGCACGGGATGGCGCTCGGCGGCCATGGGGCTCTCCTAGGTGACGACGTAGTACCACACCGTGATGGTCACGGTCCCGTTCGCCGAGGTGGTCACCAGGATGTCGTCGCCATTCGTGCCGGCGATGAAGGGGCCGTCCATGATCGCTCCCGGGGCCAGCGTGGTCGAAGGCTTGAACGTGCCGTCGAAGATCGCTCGGCTGGTGCCGCGGGAGTACGCCCCGGTTCCGAAGTAGAGCTGGAGGTCGAAGGTCGTGGTCCCCGCGCAGGCGATCAGGACCTTCGTGATGACGATCTTCTCCGACGCGCCGCCCGCCACGAGGACGGTCGACGTCTGAGTCGTGGTGAACTGCGCCGTCTCGTGGACGAGGTTCCACGGGTCGCTGTTGAGCCCGACGTGGGGGGCAACCGTCACCACCTGCGCCCCGCTCCGGTTCGACCAGACGTGGACCGCGTCGCCGTCGGCGCTCATGGCGGCGGGGATCGCCGTCGAGGCCCGGGCCCCGATCAGGACCGGGTTGCCAGCGACCGCGGCGTCCTGCGCCACGTCGCCCACCACCTCGAGGGTGTTCGTGCTCGCCGGCAGAGAGGACACTGCCACGGTCCCGTCCACGGTGATGCTGTTCCCGCCGTCCTGGACGTTCACGGCCGACGCGCCAGCCGCGTTGTCCACCGTCACGTCGTGGCTGTTCGGGAGCTGGGCCGCGGAGGTAGCCGCGCCAGCCGGGAGGGGCAGCGAGGCCGCGCTGACGGGCTGCGTGACGGCCGAGCCGTCCACCTTGACGGCCGTCGCGTTCGCGCCCGTGTTCGCGAGGGTTACCTGAAGCGGCGCCGCCGAGGAAACGTCCCCGTCGTTCACCCCGTCCGCGCCTTGGACCAGTTTGACCCGCTGAAACTTGACGCCCGCGATGTCGTCGGACGCGATGACGTCGCCGCCCGCTCCCGTGTTGAGGGTCGTGTTGTCGGCCACGTACCTATCCCGTCGGGTCGGTCAGGGTGAAGCTCGTGATGCGGACCGGACCCCCCACGACGATGGAGACAGTGTTCAGGACGATGGTAGTCCCGGAAGTCCCGACGTCGCAGTCAAAGACGGTGTTTCCATCGGACGTCTTCACGCGCCCCCAAGACGCCGTCCCAGTAGCGTCGGCCGAGGAGTCCTCCGTGATCGCGTTGAAAGTGAGGACCCCGGATGCGGCGTTCGGCGCCGAAGGGTCGGCCAGGGTGAGGGTCGCCAAGAGGGTCCCGACCGCCGCGTCGTCTGCGTCCGCGGGCTGGGTACCGGAACGGATCTCCACGACTCCGGCTCCAGGGCCCGAGTCGATCCTGTCCCGCACCGCGTTGAGGCGGTTGTTCCTGGTCACGTCAGCCACGCGCACGTTCGACATGTCGGGGATTCTACCTCAGGCCGTCAAGTCAACGCCGCTCTTACGGACTCGGACGGTAGCCGTCAGGGACTGCGCCGCTTGGTCGTTGTCGATCGCCACCACGAAGGCGTGAACGTCAGAGACGAGGAAGGAGATAGAAGTCGCCAACGACAGGCGGAACTCCTGAAGGGAGACGGTGTCGAGTTCCGCTACGCCAGAGCTGTCCTCGTTCGTGGAGAAGACTCGCACCAGCATGCGGTCCGTCGTCGCGGACGTGTACTCGACCTGGACGTGGGCCCACTCTCCAGGGAGCAAGTCGAACCGCCCGCTGTTCGCGCCGTTCGCGACGACCGAAGATGCCAGCACTCCCCAGCCCATCAGATCGATTCCCCGGCGACCGCGACGCGGAAACCAACCCGAAGGAAGCGATCCCTGGCCCGCGAGATGACCTCGAGCTTCCGCCCGGGATAGGCCGCTTTGGCTTCGGCCACGAGGTCCGTGAGAGGCTGTCCAGGAGCCAGGTCGAACTCCTCCACCGAGAAGGCGAGGGCTCCCGAATCGAGGCCGGCGCGCTCCCCGGCGCTGAGCACGTCCGCCTGCTCCGCGGATAGGCTCGAAGAGGGCGTCGGGGCCACGGTCGCACCGAGGGCGTCCACCACCGGCGGGCTGACGGAGTACAGGAAGATGGTCCGGTACGTGGCGAGGATCGGTTGACGAGGATCCTTACGGCGGTCCGCGCGGTCGAAGACGACGATCGGGTCGGCCACGGCTACACCCTCGAGACCCGGAACTGGTCGTAGATGGAAGTGGCCCCGGAGAGCAGGGCCCCGCGCCCGATCACGCCGGCGTCCCCGCTGGCGGGGTCGCAGTCGCCCCGGTTCTCGTAGAGCCAGGCGACGTGGCGGAGGATCCCCAGCCGGGCCTGGTCGACGGACCGATGGGCCTGCGTGGCGAAGACTACCTGGATCGCGTGCTCGCGGTCGTCCTCGTCGCTCGGCCAGTCCTCGCCCGAGACGAGGAGCACCTCCGACGCCTGCTGGCCGCGCTTCAGGTAGTACACGCTCGCGGAGACCGACGAGTAGCTGCCCGAGACGAGGCGCCCGACGCTCGTGATCGAGGCGACCGGGTCTCGGCGGAGGAGGATCCGATCGGCGAAGGCGTCCTGAAGCAGGGTCCAGGTGTTGGCCCGGAAGTCGCGTCGGGTATAGCTCTCCGCGTACTCCGTCGCGACCTTGAGGAGCAAGGTCAGGAGCTGGTCATCGGCGTCCGCGTCGACCTTGAGCCAGGACTTCGCCGTCGCCAGGGAGACCGGGATCGTCCCCGGAGTCGTGAGCGAGTAAAGCTGGTCCTGGTCCTCGTAGGCCTGGGCCACGGCTGGATTCCTAGTCGAGCACGGAAGCCGGCCGCGCCTTGCGGCGGAGCATGGGCTTCGTCTCGAGGTCGTCCGGCTCGGCCGGCTTCACCTCGACCTCCGGCTCGACCGGCACGACCGTCTCGACCACGACCACGGGCTCGGCCAGCTCGGCATGACCGGGGAACCCACCGCCGAGGACTTGCGATGCCAGGAGCTCGGGGCTGCGAGTCACGCTCGCGAGGTCCACCACGTCGCCGACTCGCACGTAGAACTGAGGCTCGCCCGGGTGCGGCGTGGACCAGAGGCACTCCTTGAGGAATCGGATCATGGTCACGAGGGGACCTCCGTGAAGCAGACGGTGGCGTCGAGGGTCGTGCCCGCCGCCGTCCGTTGAAGGGTGAAGAAGCTCCCGGGTGGGACGAAGACCGGGGGCAGGGAATCGATCGTGGTGCTGGACCCGACGAAGGTGAAGGATCCCTCCCCGAAGCCGCCGGGCGACGTGCCCTCGCGGACCACGGAGGTGAGGGCTCCCTGCCCGAACGTGAAGAGGGGCGTGTTCGTCGCGAGGCTCGCCGTCAGTACCGTCGACCCGGTGATGCGCGCCTCGTAGACTCCGCCAGACGTGCCGATCAGGACGGCGTTGATGACGATTCCAGCGCCAGAGGACGCGGCCTGCACGTCCATGCCGCCGAAGGCGGCACCTCCCGCGATGCTGACGTAGGTGCAGGCGCCCCGCATCCGGGGAGTCTGTGCCATGGCGGGCGCGGCGAAGGCGAGGAAGGCGAAGAAGGCGAGGAGGGCGTGGCGCATGATGAGATCCTACCTCAGGCTGGTAAAGCAGACGGTGATCGACGTGGCCGTGTTCGCCACTTGGTGCGTGACGGTCAAGAAGCTCCCAGCGGGCAGGAAGAATGGTGCGATCCCCTGCCTGGGCAGCGTGGTCCCATTTCCCACGAAGACGAAGGCTCCCTCTCCCGCGGCCGCCCCGGCAGTTCCCTCGCGAACCGTTTCCAAGATCCCGAAGCTGAGGGGACTCCCCCACGGGAAGGTGAAGGGCGTGATCGTCGCGAAGTTCTGGTCGAGGATCTGAGCCGCGCTGGTCCGGATCGCGTAAGTCGCCGGGTCGGACACGTCGATCCGGTTGATGATGATCCCCAGGCCGCCGAAGCTGGGAGTGAATGCCTGGAGGTCCATCCCCGAGAAGCGGCCGGCGACGGCGGCCGCCTGCACGTTGACGCACGCTCCGGGGACTTTCGGAGCCTGAGCCGCGGCCGGAGCCGCCACGAGCCAGAGGACGGTCAGGGCGAGCTTCTTCAAGGAGGCCCCTTTCAAAAAGGAGCCCGAGGAGGGAGGCGAGACGCGCGCGCCTGCTTATCCAGGCACGACCTGTACCGTCCCCACGGAGAGCGCTGCTCTCGCCTCCCTCGTCTCGGGCTACGAGGTCGTCGACTGGTCCGGGACCGCCTTGGACTTCGGGTTCGAGAGGATCGCGACCGCGCTGAACGCGCCGACCGGGGTCGAGGCCCCGACCAGCGTGAGCCGCTGGAACCGCTTCTTCCCGATGATCCCGATCCGGCGGACCTGGTTGTCGTCCGTCACGACCCACGTCACGGCCACGCCGAGGCGGTTCGCCGCCGGAACCGCCTGCACGTTGACCGTGAAGCCGAGGTCGTCGGCCTCTTCCAGGGTCAGCGAGAAGGTCCCGGTGGTGATGGTCCCGCAGTGGATCATGTACTCGAACGACTCGAACCCGAGGGAGTCGATGATCGACCCCACGGTGCTGGCGCCTGCGGCGGCGCCCGCGGTCGGCGTGATGACCGTCGCGATCTTGACCTGCGTGTGGAGATCGTACTCCATGACTCTCTTTCTCCGCGTCCCGGGGGCCTCAGCCCCCGGGAGCATCAGTTGTTGTCGTCGCCGCTGCCTAGACCGAGCACTTCAGCAGCTTGATCGCCTCGGTGAGCACGACCTGACCCGTGTTCCAGCGGTGCCACGTGAACTCCACGATCGCCTTCCGCTTCTGGGTCACCTCGTCGCGGATCACCGACATGCCGGTCCGGTCCACGATCGTGTAGCCCCGGCGGAAGTCGCCGAACGCGATGACGTACGCGTTCGCCGCGATGTTCGGCATCGAGTCCGCCAGGATGTACGGGAAGCCGTTGATCGTGTTCGAGACCGGGCCGTTCATCCCGGGCTGCCAGAGGAAGAGGCCCGCGCCGTCGGCCGCGGCGACCGCGTCCGCTCGGAACGTCCGGAGGACGGCGAGGGTTCGCCGGTTCAGGACGTAGACCGGCTGGTAGCCGACCTTCAGGTCGCCCGTGAGCAGGATCACGCTGTTCGGCGTGATCGCGGCCGCGAGGCCGGAGTTGCGGGCCGCCGCCTGGAGGACGGCGTTCGACGCGAAGCCGGCCGGCTGCTTGAAGCCGGTCCCGACCACGAAGCCGTTGCCCTCCCCGTAGGCGAACGCCTCCGAGGTGTCCTGCGCCATCTCGGCCTCCATGTCGAAGGCCGCGTTCAGGAGCAGGTCCTGGGTCACCGGAGTCGTGAACGTCTGGCGGAACGGGGTGAGGGTCTCCGCCGAGTAGCCGGACTGGCTGTCCGCGCCCGCGTCCCCCTCGCCCTCGTACGTGGCGACCGGGATCGTGTTGCGGATCGGGACCTCGAGGGACTTCGCCCCGATCGACCGAACGCGGGCGACCGACCGGATGGGGTCGATCTCCGTGATCTTCCGGGTGATCTCGGTGTCCATCTCCTTCGGGACGAGGAACCCGCCGTCGACCGAGGAGTCGGTTCGGAGGGCCTTGACCTCGATCTCGCCGTTGTACAGGCCGGATGCCCCGCGCGCGCAGAAGGCATTCAGGGCCTTGTACTCGGGGCTCCCCTTGTACTCGGCCGCCGCGCCGGGAACGGCGCCGCGAACGCGCGCCAGGTGGAGCTCGAGGGCGTCCACCTGCTCGCGCATCTTGCCGTGCTCGACGCCCTTGGCCTCGAGGCTGGCCTTCAGCTCCTTGATCTCGGAGGCGTGGCCCTCGGCGAGGGCCGTGGCCCGCGTGAGCGCCTGGTTCTTCTCCTCGGCGGAGTCCAGGAACGCCTGGATCTTCTCGACCTTGGAGGCGTCCACGCCCTTCTTCTCGACTTCCTTGCGGAGCTCTGCGACGGCCTGGCCGACCTGCTCCAGCGTGATGTCCGGCATCGTGCCTTCCCTTTCAAAGTTGAGGTTTTTGAGTCTCATGCCCGCGTCGCCTGGCTGCGGCGTCTCGCCGCCTCCGGGGCGGGGGCCGATTCCCTCAGCTCCGCCGCAGCGACTCCAAGGCGTCGTGCAGTTCCTGCAAGATCGCCTTCGTCTTTGCCCCATCGTAGCACGGGGCATCGACCGCTTCCGGGGGACCCATCCGCCCCGCAAGGACCCTGGCCGCTCCCTTGCTGTAGCCGCCGCACCGGCAGAGGCTCTCCTCCACCTCGCGGACCGTCATGGACTTCGCCTCCACGGCGCCGACGAACTGGCGCTCCTCGCGGCTGAAGGGCGACTCCATGTCCATCTTGGAGTAGTACCTCTCCACGTGGCGGATGAGCCCGGCCCTGTCGGTCGCCGGCACGTCGACTCCGCCCCTGGCTCCGCTCAAGACGCCTGCCGCGGCAAAGACTCCCCTGGGAATGGCCACCAGGCGGCCGCCGACCACGTCGGCGATCGGCAGCTTGTAGGAGCCGAAGTCGTCGGAAGCGGCGGAGTCGTGCCAGAGGAACGCCTTCCGGTAGTCGGCCGAGGGCGCGTCCTCCGACCCGGTGAAGGAGCGGACCCTGCCGAGGGCCTGGTCAGCGTCCCAAGCTCGGTCCCTGTCCGCCAGCGGCAAGTCCTGGTACGGGACCACGGCCTTGATCTCGAGGATCCTGGCGGCCCGGTTGGCGGGCTCGTCCACGATGCTGCCCTCGACGATGTCTGCCTCCTCGATCAGGCGCTTGCGGCCGCCGTCGGCGAAGCGCTCCTTCCTGGCGATGAACCCCACGGACAGGTCGGAGAGGACACCCTGCCGGGCGAGGGAGTACGTCTCGCGGCCCAGCTGCGTGTCGAGGTTGATCTCGCCCACGGCCATGAGCCCGACCTCGTCCTCGCGGACCGTCTCGATCGGGAAGCCTCCGATGGTCTTCCCGTGCGCGTCCTTCATGCGGATCGGGCGGTTGCCTCGGGCCCGGTGCTCGGCGATGCTCTTGGCGAAGGCCCCCTTGACGAACTGGTCGGGGACCCCGAACTTGCCGCCCGTGTCCTCGTCCCACGTGGCGACGTAGCCACGGATGATGCCCAGGTTCACGCCCTCCCGGCTGAGCTGCTTCACCTCGATGATCCGCCCCGTGGCGGAGCGGCTCTCCGGGGCCGACGGCACGGCCCTGATCACGAGCTCGTGCTGGTGCTCGACGTCATCCTCGCCTACCGGAAGCCCGGTCGTGACGGCCACCTCGTCGCCCGGATCCAGGTCCTCGGCGACGGTGAAGGAGTGGAAGTGGCCGTCGGCCTCGCCCGTCTGGTAGTCGCCCGCCGCGACTGGGCCTTCGGGAAGGAACCACTCGTGCCGGTGGCCGTCTGCCACGGACGTATGGATCGTGGACTTGGTCTCGATCGCTTCGACCATGGAGGAAGATCGTACCTCGGGCGGCAAGGGTGCCGGGGGCGGAGGCTTGGTCGTGATCGCCGGGACGGGGGTTCCAATCGAGGTCTGGGCAGGTGCCTTCAAGTAAGTCCTGATGCGGTCGTAGCTCAGGCTCGTGTACGCCCGGATCGCCCCCTTCTCGGGGTTGGAAAGGTCCTTCCTGATCTGGAAGTCGACTTCCTGACCGATCGTTCGACTGGTAAACCGAGCCCCAGGATTCAGCTCGGGAAGAGCTACCTGGGCGGGGGCGGGAGCGGGGGCGGCGGGGGCTCCGGCGGGACGGACACCAGCACCACGTCCCCCGGCTCCCAGCGGAAGCGGTCCAGCTTGTCCTTGGGCATCGAGCACCTCCTCGAGGTCGACTATGGTACGGGGCTTGCCGCCCTCGATCAAGATCTTACCATGCTCGGGCGCGACATCCGGAACTCCAGCCTCCGCTCGCATCGCTTCGAGCGCCGACTGCTGCTTCTTCGCCGAGTTCCTCAGGCTGGCGATCCGGTTGGACCGGCTGTTCTTCAGCTTCGCCGTGCCGGGGATCGGACTGGCTTCGGCGGCCTTGAGCCGAACTTCCGTAGAAGCCAACGACTCCTCGGACTTCTTGATCGCGTCTTGGAGTCGCTCTTGCTGGAGAGTGGCCTCGGTAGGGGTGAGGGGGCAGTCGCCGAGGGCCTTCCTCTCGATCATGCCCACCACGGCCCAGGCCAGGCCCTTGCCCTCCCGGCAGCGGAGCCTCAGGGCCTCTTCCCTCTGCCTCTCCAGCTCGTCCACGTCGTAGAATGTACTACAGCGGCAGTTGATCAGGTTCGACAGGCTCGCGCCGAGGCTCGAGTCTCCCGGGTGCATGAGGAGCTCGCCGCCGACCGAGAACGGCTCCGACGCCGAAACGGTGACGGAGTCCGCCGCCAGGTGGGCGGGACGGACCCGGCTGTCCCCCTGCGTCACCCACTCCTTCTGGACCTCGCGCGGGGGCCCGGCGCCGCCCACCGCCGACGGGGTCCTGCCCGTCATGACCTCCAGCTCCATCAGCCGGGCGGACTCCGCCGGCACTTCGGTCTCGTAGGCCGCGATCGTGGGAGCCCGGCCGAGCAAGTGGGCGCCGAGCACCTGGCCGGCGATCGACCCGACCTCGAAGGCCGTCATCGACCCGCCCTCGGCTCGGACTCGCTCGCGCTCGGCCTCCGCCACCTGCACGGCCGCGACGGCGTCCTTGCTGGCGGTCCTGGCGACCCGGCGCGACTGCGCCTCCGACCTGTCCGCCGCCACCGCCAGGAGGAGGGCGGTCAAGATCAGGTCCTCGGCCCTCGAGGGCCCGGCATCCGCGCTGAGGCCCTCTCGGATCTCAGCCCCGAAGTCCTGCATCACCCGCTCGTGGTGGGGGCCCAGGAGGGGAGCGACGAGGTCGTAGGCCATGGCCTCGACCTGGTCGGCGCGGAGAGTCTTGCCAGAGGAAGCCGTGACGCGAGCTACTTCCCGGGCGAGCTCCCTGGCCGCGGCCTCGAGCCCGGGGAGGAGCCTGGCTTCGTGGCCGAGCTTCTTGCGGAGGTCCCGCTTGGCCCTGGGCTGGCGGTCAGTCGGCACCCCACCCCCAGCGCCACCGCGTGGGCAGCCAGGGAACGCCGAGGACTCGGACCCCGGCCCAGGCAGTCAAGCCGGCCGCGCCGCCACAGCCCCGGAGCGACAGGCAGGCGAGGAGCCGCTTGTCCGAGTCCCACCGCATCTGGGGTCGCCCCCCGCACCAGTAGTCGAGGTCGTGCTCGACGCAGCAGCTGAGCCAGGCTCGGTCGGGCCAGCCCGTGCACCCGTCCGTGCGGAACGGCCTGGCGGGAATGGGCTGCCCGCGCGCCGCGCACCGGGCCATGGCCGCGGTCTGAATCCACGGAGGCGCGAGCGGAGGCTGGTGCACGCAGCCCGAGATGGCGAGGGTGACCGCCGCGATCGCTGCCAGGAGCGATTTCCGGGTGACTTCAGCTCGGTCTTCTACGATCAGGCGGATGTCGGCCGGCCAGCCAGCGATGTGGGCGATGTCTGACCAGGCTCGAGCGCGGCCGGCAGAACGAGCCTGTCGCTCGAGCTCGTCACTCACTCCTCGCTCCCTTCGTCCGCGTCCTCCACGGCCTCGGACTCGGTCGGTTCCTCGGGTACCTTGCCGGGTCGGCTCGCTCCCCCGCTCGGTTCGATCCTGTCGGGCTCGTTGTCCCTGGTGAAGAGGTCGGTGCCGGCGGGCACCATGTTGGCGGGGACCAGGACGACGTCGCCGCCCTCGTACGGCTCGCGGCCCAAGAGGGACCGGAGCTCGTTGTGGCTCTCGACGCCCACGGCCTTGCGGTCGAGAAGCTCCTTGTTGCGCCTGGTGACCAGGGCCGTCACTTGCTCCTGGTCGAACGTGAGCCGCGCCTTGGCCGGGTCCATCCCGTAGCGCGGGAGCAGGAAGTCCGAGAGGGAGCCCAGGACTTTGCCGGCGAGGGGAATCACCGCGTCGTCGTACAGGGCCAGCTTGGCCTCGGCGTAGTTGTTGAACGTCATGCGCTCGTCCGAGACGAGGGGAAGGGGCACGTGGTACTGGAGGGCCAGGGCCTTCTTCGCCATCATCTCCAGCCGGGCGAAGTCCATGTCCTTGTTGTTGACGCCGACTTCCTTGATGTCGAGCTTGCCCCCGGCGGTGACGCCGATCTCGCCGGCCTGAGAGGCGCCCCCGTACTGGAGGCGCACGCGCTCCTTCACCTCCTCGAAGTCGTCCTCGTTCATGTCCTCGGCAAAGTGAAACACGAGACTGACGCGGCCCCCCTTCTCCAGGAGGCTCACGTTGTGGGCCGCGCCCAGGATCGACTGGCGAGCCTCCCTCGCCGCGGAGACGAGGAGCGACTGGCCCCTGAGGAGGGAGTTGTCCCTGGTCGAGAAGTTGCGGGTCGTCCAGAGCTCCCGGAGAGGTCCGTCGTAGTATCTGACTTCCCGGCCCGCGCGGACGGGCGTCGACTCGTACGCGCCGGGAAGCGTCGTGCCGGAGCAGAGCCACCTGGCCGCCCAGTCGCCCTCGGAAGCCCTGACCGGAGTCATCGACTTCGGGCTCACGGGATGGAGCTCCTTGGGAGGCTGGGCGACGGCGCCCAGGGCCACTACGTGGAGCTCGCCCGTGACGAGATAGTTCTTGGACAGGACCTCGAGGAACAGGAGCCGGTCGTGCCACGGGCTGGGCCTGCGGAGGAGATCGAGGACCGGGTGCTCCCTGACGACCTTGTCGCCGACCTGGAGCACGGGGACCAGCACCGAGAACGCGTCCGCCACCATGTTGATGGGGACGCTGACCGTGGTCGACTCCTCGTAGAGGGCGAGGGCCTGAGAAGGAGTGCTGGCGCCGCCCGGGTCGAAGGCGAGGAAGGACCCGAGAGACTTCGTCGTCCCCAGCACGGCCTTGCGCTCGACGGCCCGCTTCAGCTCAGGACGACGGTTCCAGGGCCAGCGCATCTTGGGAGGATCTCCGAGGGTGCTGGAAGCGATCGTACCTCGCCCCGCTACCCCACGTGGAACCGCGTCCTCTGCTGGCCCACCAGGAGGCGAGTGAACCCCCACACCAGGGCGTCGAGCCGGTTCGGGCTGAAGCCCGACCGGTCCGGACCCCTGGGCACCCACTCCGTCAGCTCCGCCTCGAGCTCCGGCTCCGGGCGCAAGTGGCTGACTCGGCCCTGCTCGTAGAGCATGGACACGGGCTCGGCCCTGACGTCCTTGCCCTTGGAAGCGTGGACGAGCTCGACCCTGACGTCCCGGTCCACGCCGTGGATGGCGTCCCTCACGAGGTCGCCACCCTGGTTCTTCTCCGCCACCACCTCGTTGGCTCCGTACGAGTGGTACAGGGCCACGACCCGCTGAGCCCAGTCCCTGGTGGAAAACTTCCCGCTGAAGTCGCCGTGCACGACGCCCCCGGGCTGCTGGTCGGGGTGCTGGTCCTCGCTGCACACCAAGATCCCGCACTCGTCCGACGTGGCCGAGTGCGAGACGCTGGGGTCGACGGCCACCACGGTCCTGCGGATCGTGCCGGGCTCGCGCAGCTTGGCCCTCACGATCATCTGGTCCGTCCACAAGGCGCCCTCGACGTCCGCCAGGTACTGGCCCTCGAGGAAGCGGAGCCGCTGCCGGCGCGGAAGCGAGGCCAGGCTCTTCAGGTAGTCGGGGTCCAGGTTCTCGGCGTTGTCGGCCGGGTTCATCTTGAACACCGCGGACTTCGCGTCCCACGCTTCCCCGGTCGGGAGCACCTTGTCGTAGAACAGCCGGCGCGTCCAGTGCTTGATGCCGGGCGGGTTCGAGTCGTAGTAGCAGCGCTGAGCGAGGCCCGACTTCTCCGCGAGGCGGGTCCAGAACGTCGGGATCACGTCGAACGGGACCTGGCTGCACTCGTTGAAGAAGATGGTCGAGAACTCGGAGCCGAGGACCTTCTCCGCGCGCTCTCGGTCGTCCGTGCCCCCGAGCCAGACCTGGCTCTCGCCCCCGCCGGCGGCCGGGACGACCCAGTACCCGTCGGCCTTGTTTTCGCGGACCGGGAGCCCGGGAAAGCAAGCGGCCAGGACGTTGGGGATGGTGTCGTGGCCGAGGCTGACCCGGGCGTGGTTGTACCGGTAGCGGACGAGGAGGTGGCGAGACGACCGCTTGACGGCCCTCAGGAAGACGTTGCGGACGATCAGGAACGTCTTGCCCGAGCGCGAGCCCCCGTCGAGGAGCACGTGCCGGTTGGAGTTGAGGTGGACGCAGGCCTCCGCCTGTCGCTCAGTCTTGCGGAACGGCTTGCCCCGCCACTGATCTCGCTGCTCGGCGGCCTCGACGACTTGCAGGATCGGCGCGGTCACCGGGCCGAGCTCGCCTCGGGCTTGGGCGCCGGCTGGACCGGCTGGACTTCCCGGTCGATCGCGTCGCCGGCTGCCTGGCGGGCCTGAGCGAGGTGGGCGACCGCGGCCTCGAGCTCGGGCCCGATCGGGCACTGCGCCTCGACCAGCTCCAGGATCCGCAGGAAGGCCCGAGTCAGGTCCTGCTGCCTGGCCGCCTGGTCCGGGCTGGACCCGACCTTCGGAAGCCGCCTCGCGAGGTCGTGGAGGCGCTCGGTGCTGCGGCGCCGGAGCCCGGCCAGCACCACGGGCGAGGTGGGGCCCCGGCCATTTCCGTCCCAGCCGTCCATGCCGCCGGGCCTCACGCCCGCTGGTCCTCGAGGTCGAAGTGCAGGGTCACCGAGCCCCGGAGGTTCTGCTCGATCTTGTCTTGCCAGTCGCCATAGTTCTTCATCATCATACTGGCGAAGCGCGGGTCGTAGGCGCCAGTCGAGCCCAGGGCCACGATCAGGTGCTCTTGCATCGACTTCGCCACGGCGAGGGCCTGGCCGAACTCGGTGTAGATCTTCCCCCACGACCAGATGGTCTCCCTGCAGGTGCCCATCTTGGCGGCGAAGCCGGCGACGGTGGGCGGGTCCACGGGCATCCGGCTGAACGCGACCCGGCCGTGCTTGTCGAAGAAGCGTTCGTTGCGGCTCCCCTCTTCCAGGGCCTTGAAGGGGGCGCCGAAGTATTCCAGCAGCGCGGCCGGGTGGATCAGCGGGTCGTACTTGGACTCGGCCCGAACGGGCTCGCCAAAGAGGAGGTTGTGCGCCTCGTACTGGAGCCGCTGCGTGACCCGAAGAGCGTTGATTCGCGTCTTGTGCGTCGTCACTTCGCGAGCCTCTCCGCCTGCCGAGCGGCCCCGGAATCGCGCACCTCGCTCCAGTAGCCCCGGGCCAAGATGGAGTCGAGGCCGTGCTCTGGGTGGGCAAAGCTCCGTCCCAGGTCCACGACCCGACCCATTCCGGGACCAGTCCTCACGAGGAAGTGCTGGTCGTCGACTTCTCCCTGAGCTACGGCCTTCGGCTCCATGGCGGAGATCTTACCTCACCCCCACGGGCGGCCGAGGTACCTCGCCAGCACCTCGCGGGCCTGGGCGGCGCGGCCGACTGGGTTCCCAGTGAGCCGGCCACCTCCGGCATCGCTGATGGCCGAAGGGCTCGAGCACGGGTCTTGCGAGGGGTTCTTGATCAGGCCCTCGAGCCGGAGCCTGGCGACCCTGGCCGCGCCGTCCCTCACGGCCTGGACGTCGAGCCCGAGCGCCGCCGTGATCCACTCGAGGTTGCCGGCCGGCACGGAGAAGAAGCGGAGCGAGGATCCGACCTCTCGAACGCACGCGCTCGCCCGGAGGTCTTCCACGGCCTGCCGCAGGAAGGCGGCCAGGAAGTCGCGCTCGCCAGAGAGGGGAGCTCCGTCGATCACAGCTTGGCGTCCAGCTGGCAGCGCAGCTCGACGATCCGCTCGAAGTCGGCATAGTCGAGGACCTCGATGAGGCTGATCGCCTCGCGCCACAGAACCTCGCGAGCCTCGAGCTCGTCCACGCGCTTGAGCGCCAGCTCGGCAATGGACTTCCAGGGAAGACGGGACATGAATCATGCCTTCTGGTCGATCCCGCCGTCGGGGATTAGGACCTCGTAGACGTGGGGTGACGGGGCCATGCGGGGGCCCGGCCCGCCTTCGGCCGCCGTCCAGCGGCTCCCGCCGCAGCACCGGCACCGGCCGGGATCGGACCAGCGGTCACCCTCGCCGGGAGCCCCGCAGTCGCGACAGGCGTAGGTGATCGGTCCCGCGCTCACTTGCTCTCCTCGTAGGGACAGGGAAAGATGCCCTTGGCGACGCACTCGTCGATCTCGAGGTTGCGCCGTACCCTTTCTGCCCGTAGCTTGCTGGAATCCCACTCCACCCCGCAGATGCTGGTGTCCCCGCCCGCCACCTTGAGCTCTCGCTCGCACTCCAAGTTCTCGATCGTGATCTGCCGGCAAGTCACCCTCGCCCGGAGCGTGGGCAGGTCCATGCAGCGGACGCTGGCGACCTCCAGCTGAGCCGAGCTCCTGGCGCCCGGCACGGGCAGGGTCGCCGACATGCACGACCCGCACCCCCAGAAGGCGAGCGAGGTCAGGGCCGTCGTGGCCAGGATGATCTTCAGGATCCTCATGACGCGTTCCTTTCCCAGGGCAGCGGGCCGTGATGGTGGCCGGGCTCGCGTCGGCGCAGGGCCAGCTCGCGGCTCCGGAAGTTGCGGAGCTCGCGCTCCCAGCGAGGGAGGCGAGCGGCCGCCAGCCCCTCGACCGCGGCGAAGTAGTACGCCCGGACGAGGCCCGGCTGGGCAATGCCGTGCCGCGCGAGCACCTCGCAGACGCGGCTCTCGACTCGCGCGCCGAGAGGGGGTCGGGCCGTGAAGGATCCGCGCGTCCAGGGCACGAGCTCGAGCTCGAGAGCGTCTTCGCAGGCGCTCGCGGTGAGCTCCGTTACCTCGGGAATCAGGTACCACCGCCGGGGCTGGATCCTCACGACGTCCTCCCTTGCCGGCGCAGGGCCAGCAGCTGAAGCCTGATCCGGTCGAGCTCGCGCTCAAGCGGGCAGCGGCGGCCGCGGGGATCCCTGGGACCGACCTGAACCATGATCTCCAGGCGGCGCCGCTCCAGCTCGTCGATCGTCGCGTCGTTGCTCATGCTCTCCTTATCGGCAAGGCGGAGCCAAAAGCTTACCACTATTTTTGCGGCGTCTGAAAATAGTCAGGCTCGAGCTTCAGCTCTTCAAGCGTGGTGCAAGTCGGCCCGGGACTCAAGGGCCATCCGGGGCCGCGATCTCCGGGATCGTCTCCGGGCTTGCCAGGTCCCGGGCTCGGGTCAAGCCCTCGCTCTCCAGGTTCATCCAGGACAGGCTCGAAGGGCGCGGCCTGGCTGCCGGCATGGACCAGCTCCTCCAAGTGGGTCTCGGCCCGAGCCAGGCCCTGGCGGCGGAGAGAGTCGGACGAGCCGGATCCGTCCTTGGGCAACTCATGCCTCACCTGGCGAATCATGACGAGGACGACTCCGGGCTCATGAGTTTCCAGGAGGGCCGCGGCCAAGGCAAGGCCCTGGGCCTCCGCCGCCAGCAAGGCGGAGTATTCGGCCAGCCGGAGACCGAGGGCTCGGAGTCGGGTCGCTGCGTCGCTCATGAGGGCTACTGTACTACGACAAGAGGTCGTCAGACACCGGGCCCCACCCGGTCCCCAGGGCCCCGCCCGGCCCCCAGCTCGCCCTGGCCGGGTGGGCCCGGTCGTCCAGGTAAGCCTTGACTTGGCTCCAGGCGTCTTCCAGCCCCCGGCCGACCGCCACCGCGTAGCCCTTCTCCCGGAGGATCCGGCCCACGTCGGCCTGAGCCCGAGACAGCCGGCCCCCTCTGGCCCTCTTCACCTCGAGGAAGAGCCCGGCGTGGGGAGACCTGGGCTCCGCCACGAGCAGGTCCGGGACGCCGGCCAAGACGCCCTCGGCCTTCAGCCGGCTTCCCTCCCAGCTGGTCCGGCCCCCGCCGTTCGGGATGGCGAAGGCAAGGACGCCGGGAAGGAAGAGCCGGATCCTGGCCACCAGCTGAGCCTGCGCCACGTGCTCGGAGATGGCTCGGGGCGGCGCGGCCGGGGGCCCCGGAAGGTCCTGGAGCTTTCGGCCGGCGGGACGACAGTTAGTCATTTGCGGCACAGCACCTCCACGCGTTGGACCCGAAGCTCATCTTCGCTCCTCCTCGGCCCAGATTGTTACCCGTTACCTCACGTTACCCCTGTTTTCATATATAATCTCCCGCGTGCACACTACCCACTTGCTACCCCTTCTACCTATACACTCTAAGAGAGATATATTATCTATCTTGAAGTAACATAGGTAACACTCTGTAGAGATAAGTACTTAGACAGGTAACATGCTCAGGTAATGCTCAGGTAATGCACGGGTGCATGCCCCTACTTGCCTGTCGGTCTGGTCGGTCTGACGTAAGACTTCACGAGGTATCCGCCGATCCTCACGGGCTTCCGGCTCCACCCGAGCCTGCGCATGATCGCCCCGACGCGCTTCAGGTCTCCAGGAGTCTGCCCTGAGCTGGCCTTCAAGACGGCGCTCTCGAGCACGTCGCGGCCGGTGACGGACTGGACGTCCCTGCCGTCGCCATCCAGCCATCGGATTACGGATTCGGTCCAGGGCTCCTCGACCTCTCGCTGGCTCTGCTCGCTCGCGGCCTCGCCCCACAGGTCCTCTCGGAGGAACAGGCGCTCGTGCCTGGGATCCTCTTGCCATGCGATGGCCGCCTCGGCCAGCAGCTGCTCCCGCTCCGTCCTCGCCAGCGCGAGGTCCACCCGGCCGCACCGGACGGGCAGGAATCGCCGGTTCCCCGTGTCGTCCTTCAGGTAGTCTTCCTTGTTCGTGGTTCCCACGAAGCCGCACCGGCGGGGGTAGTCTTTCGCCTTTCGCTTATACGACAGCCGCGCTCGGTCGTGGGTCCGGCTCAGGAAGGCCTTCAAGCTCTCCGCGTCCGCCTTTCTCGCCACCTCCAGTTCCGTCAGCTCCACCACCCACTTGCCGATGATGGACGCCACTACGTCCTTGTCCGACAAGTCCCCGCTCGGGATCCCGTCCAGGTAATACTCGTCGCCGCCGGCCAGGATCTTGAGCAGGGTAGACTTGCCAATCCCTTGAGGCCCCTCGAGCACCACCAGGCAGTCCTGCTTCACCCCGGGGCTGAGGGCCCGGGCCGCCAGGCCCCAGAGCATCAGCCTGCCGACGTCTCGCTCGTACGGGCGGTCCGGGACTCCGCAGGCCCGCTGGAGCCACGTGTCGATCCTGGGCATCCCGTCCCACCGAAGCCCCCTGAGCCAGTCTGCCACCGGGCTGATCCGCTGGTTCAGGGCCAGCGCGGTCACGGCTTCCGCGACCTGGTCCTTGGACAGCTCGACGGGGTGCTCCCGGCTCCTGGTCAGCTGGACGCGGATCGCCGTCAGGGCGTGGTCGTCGACCTGCCATCCGATGCTCGGGAACGTCCTCTCGAGCCGCACCAGCCCGGTGCCCGTCATGACCTCCCGGTCGGCGAGCTCGTCGTACTGGAGCCCGAGGTCCAGGACTCCGATCAGCCGGATCGCGTTCTCCAGGGTCCCGAGGACTTGCCCGCCGCGCCCGAGCTGGATCCGTCCGGGGCGTCCGAGCTGGATCCAGTCGGCAGCCGTTACTTGCCGAGCCTCGGCGACGTCCAGGATCAGCCCCGCGGCTGCCTCGTCTGCGAAGGCCGTCTCGGCCAGCAGGCGCGGGGGCCTCCTCCATCCGAGAGAGTGCTGGTCCGCCAGTCGGAAGATCGTCCTGGGAGTGCGCCGTCCGGTGTGCCGAAAGCTTGCCCAGGCGGTCCGCTGATCCTC